CCAGCCGGAATGAGAACGTTCTGATTGCGCCGATCGGTCAATGAAAATGTCAACAACACGCTGGCCTTAGATGCAGGCAAACGCGGTGTCCAACGGTTTGCGGCAAGTTCGGTCAAGCCGCTTTCACTTGCATATGCAACAAGATAATCGAGCGCCTGTGCCTGTGCCTCCTGCATGGCCAACGAAAACCCATAAGCCCAGGTTTCAATGAGGTACATTTCGACTTGTGCGTTATATAATTTGCGTCCCGTTTGCTTTTCAAAATAGTCGATCATCCGGTCGCGTATTTTAAGCGGGTCGGTTTCAAAGATTGATGGCTTGGGCAAAGCCGCCAAGGTTTGCAAGCTATAAGGCCCTTCACGGTCATGACGCATAGGCAAAACCTCCGGCCAACTGCACATTCAAGTCAAAGTTTTTGAATTGTGCCAACACATCGCCGCGCGGCCGCCATGGAATGGTAACTTTCCAATGGTGAATATCAACGGGCGTGGCTGTTATAGTGTCAACCTCTACACGCACCACCCAAGCGGTGATTGCATCCCAAATTTTTTGACATATCAAGGGTGTTGCTTCTTCGCTCGGCATATCAATCAACGGCATCAGATCGCACCCCTTCGCCGGGTTGGTCGGCACGGAGCCGATCATGGTGCTGACAATGACTGTGATTTCCTGCTCAATATCGGAAAAATCGCTGACAATTTCACCAGACAACATATCGCTACCAGCAGCCACAAGCCGCTTTTGCCAATGAATATACGGGATTTCCGAGCGTTCTATCATCATGGCGCAAGCTTATCGCGTGCGCGTGAATGCTGGCACGGGCATGTTGCCCGTGTTGGTCAAAAATGTGTCTTGAAAACGAACTTTTGGTTCCGCAAGGCCGTCGGCAACTTTTTGCCGCTCCTCGAGGCCTATGGCGTGAGCGCAAATTATGCCAAAGGATCGCCAGTTGTGCCACCACCGGGCGTCACACCCTCATGATGATGGTCTGATCCTACATTCTTGTCATTGTGGCGTAAAGAGCCGCCCTCAAATTTTGCATTGCCTTTATGACTCATATCGCCGGTTGATTGTATTTTGCCCCCGAGGCCTATCACTATGCCGGCACCGCCCACCGTCATGCTGATAGAAGTCGGTGTAATTTCAACAACAGACGCGCCGATCTTGATTGTATGGGGTGCTGTTTGTTCCAATAAATATTCGCCCGTGTCCTTGTCGTACACATCACGCCGCCCGCCGCGCAATTCATTGACAATTTGTGCCGGGTTTTGGGTCGGTGGCTGGTCTATATCCGAATAGACTGCGCCTAATATCACGCCTTCTTGTGCATGTTCATCAACAAAGCATGACACTTGGCTGCCAACTTCGGGCATGCAATAAGAGCGGCTCTGTTCGCCCGAGGCTAAAGGCTGCACCGGCTGCAACCAATAGCTGACGACATTATCAGCGTCGCGGAATTCAACACGCGCGTGTCCTTTGTCGTTGACTTCACGCACAATGCCATGGCGCGGACCGCTCATAACTTATCTCCTTCACCTTATCCTAAAAGTCTGCAACTTTTCGGGGCTCATTGTGTGACACTCCCGTCGGCATGAACAATGCCAAGATCATCAACGCCATCGGACGAATTGGCTGCATTGCCGCTTTTCTTGGCCTTCTTCTTTATTTTTTTGCCGTCTTGAATATTCTTGTCGGTCGCCCGTTCAATCTGGATGCTGGTTGAATAGCCTGAGCGCTCACTCTTGTGTTCGGATTCAACAATCAGATAGCGTCCATCAAACAGACCAAAATTTTTAAGAACAATGACGCTTCCGGCAACGGCAGTGGGGGTGCCGACGAGATCAAGCGTGCCAGTCACCTTTTGCGCATTCTTTTGGTCTAGCCTGCTCTTTGCAATGCGCTTGGCCTGTTCTTCATCTTCGACACGGACGTTCAGCTTCATCACATCACCGCTTGAAGTCACCACACCTAAATCATCCGCACTGGTTGCTTCAGCCCCTACCAATGCCTTGCGGCGTGGGTGTTCAAACTTGACTTCGGCCTTTTTGGCTGCCTTATGGTCAGCAAAAGAAAGATCATAACTTTTCAACAGCTGCCCGACATCAGCAATACGATCAACCTTAAACACCGGCTCACGCGCCCGCAAGCCGTCGCGGCTGGTAAAAACAAGATTGTTGCCTTTAACTGTAAAATAGTGGCCATAATCATCAGCCAAGCGTTTTAAAAACTCCAGATCGCGCTCGCCGTTTTGGGTAATGCGCTGAAACTTTAGATCTTCAATCTCGCCCTCGACTTGCAGCCCATGTTTTGCGGCAATTTTCTGGACAATTTCCGATAGGCTTTGTTCTTCAAAAGCTGTCGTATTTTTGGTGCGCAAGGCTTGCGTCTTGGGCGCGGCCAACCCCTTAATGCTGATTTTATCGCCGTTGCTGTCACCCGTGACGGTCCACTCATCAATCGTAAATTCACCGGCAAAAACCAGCTCGTCGCTGTAGCCATACCAGACCTGCATCTTGTCGCCATCCTGTGGCGCATAAATACCCATCCATTCGCCACTGGCATTGTGCATATCAAGCTGGCATTCGTCACTTTCACCATGGCGTTTATCGGTGTAGGTGATGGCCGTTGTATAACCGCCAAACTCGGCGGTGACATCCATGCCCTGATATTTGACAATAAATGCGGGTTCGCGTGGTGTCATATTTTTTCACCTTCGCCTTGGCCAAAAACCGGTTTCCAGTTTTTGAGGCTCATATTGACATCCCTCGTTTCCAAAATGGCAAAAGATTATCGGACACTGTGGCCCTTTTTTCCAGCAACGGGATTTTCAACAAAAGGCCGGCAGGCAATACAGCCGGCACGGAAAAAGCGGGGAACAAGTCCCTGTTTGCACCAATCAGTACATTTTGCAGACTGACATTTTCATAATAGGTGAAGGCCAAAGTGTCCCAGCGGTCGCCGTCTTTGGTAAAATGCTCGATATATGGTTGCACAACTTTATTCATTTTTTTGCTCCCGGCTTGCTATCAGCACCGCCCAAGCCAGCACCGCTGCGTATTTGCCCGATAAGCGCGTCTAGCGGGTTGATAAGCGGGGCTTCAATCAATGTCATGGTGCAATCCATCCGCACTACCGTTCCGCCGCGTTTCGTCGTCTTCAAATTGTCCTTGTCGAGGCTTTCAACCACGTAACGCATACCGGCGAACCCTGTTTGTGTCAGAAATGGCATTGGCGTTTTCATCTGAAAAGCTGTCCAAAGCCGCGCCCATTGAACGCTCGGCGTGCAAAAGGTTTCGTCAAAGAAAAAATCGAATGTGCGCTCGTCCAGTTCACGGCCAATTTCCTGCAAAACCGGCTTGCCGCGAATGACATCATGCCGCGCCCATGTGTTGCGGAAACGTTCCTTGTCGGCTGTAGGGCCAGTCATATAATCATTTGCGGCGAAGGTGCCCAAAGCAATTGAACCAAGGTAAGATAGCAACATCGTTAATACTCCTTACGCGCTTTGGCAGCTGCAACCTTATCCATCAGCTTCGGCAGTTTGCCTTCAAGCTGTGCTAATGTTTCCCTCATGAGCTTATCAAGCATTCCACGGTCGGCATCGCCTTGAATGCTGATTTGTGGAGAAAAGTTCAGCACAACAGAACCGCCACCATTGCCGCCATTGTTATGACCGGCAGGCAAACCTTCGCTTGCCGGTTTGCTGACACGCGCTGAAACAAGAGCGGTCGGAGCTGTCCCCGTAAAAATTGCGGACTTTTGCGGTAATGTTACAGCCTCAGATAATACGCTGCGCACACCAGCCGCCACCCGCTCGGCGGCTTTGACCGCCGGTGCCGGGCGCATCGCGGTGGCTAAGGTTTCAGAAAAACGGACTTTATCAAGATCAGACAGCGGGCCGCGTTTGGCAGGGCTGTGCGGCAGATAATCGCGAATCTGCCCGACCACATCACTGGTTGCGGCAATGGCGGCACCTGCACCGTTGCGAATACCTTGCGCAAAAGTGCGCATCAGGGCAACGCCGTGGCTTTCAAAACTTGTGGCCGACAAAATACTGCGCGCCGTACTGATCGCGCTAGCAAAAGCTTGCGCAATGCCGCCAGCTTTGGCGATCGTTTCGGCTGTTTTGCTTTGAAGACCAGCTAATCCGCTATTGACGCCGGAAAATTCAATGTCGGAAAGTGCTTCCAGCTTGGCCGTCAGCTTGTCTACCTCCGCTGTGGCAGCGGCAATGGCGGCGGGGTCTTGTGCCACAATATTGACTGCCGCTGCATCTTCACCGCCCGAGAACAGACCTTTAACCCAAGACCATGCTCCCTGTAGCTTTTTGAATATATTACTAATGCTATCAATAGCGGTTTTGAAATAACCCGTAACTTTATCGCAAAGCATCTGAACCAACGGGCTATTTATAATACCGGCCCAATCAATTTTAGAAATAAAATTCCCCCATTCAAGCGGGTTCAGCCAATCAGCCCAACTTATTTTGCTAAGGACATTATCCCACGCCCAAGAAAAAATATATTTAGCCCAAATTAGCGGCGACAGATATTTACCCCACGATAAAACCGTCAGTACGTTGTCCCATGTGAACAGACCTTTAACCCAAGCCCAAAAATTGGAAAAAATTTGCTTGGTCTTAGCCCATAAATTTTTGAACCACGGCCCGATCTTATCCCAATTGCGATAAACAAGATAGGCACCGCCAGCAATGGCTGCAATGCCTGCCACAACCCAACCAATCGGCGTGGTCATGCGCGCTAATAAGACCACCGTTCTTGCCGTTTAATGAACGTACAAGAATAAAAAGCTGCCAGCGCAAGGTACGGCGTGTTGCATAGGCC